TGAAGATTTGGTTGTACGCCTCGCGGTACGCGGTGTTGATGCTCTCGCCATCGCGAGCGTGCATCCCGAGCGTGTTGTAGATCTCGTGCGTTCCCGCCACGGCGGTTTCCGTCTCGATGTACGGCGTGACCGTACCCGAGCCGGAGGGGTACTCAACGCCCTCGTACGAGCGGTTGAGATGATCGATGCCATCGAATCTGTCGAAGGCCAGATTCGGCACGAGGTACGCTTTGACGCGGACCTCGACGGCATTAAGCAGGATCTCCGCCGTTTCCATCAGCTCAAAGCTGAATCGGAACGAACCGGAGCGGACAGCGTCCTCCCGGAGAAGCGGGATCGCTGCAATGGGTGCGCATTTGCCGGGGGCAAATGACGTGAGCACTCGCGTCTCGTGAGGACGCAGCGTGCGAGGGACCACTATCGGGTCGATCTTAGTGCGAGTCGGAACTTGCATGTCAGTTTCCTTATCTTGCGCCGCGTTTCGCGGCAGGTTTTGCACGGTTGTGCGGTTGCCCGTCGTACTGGACGAAGTGTCCAGGACGACTTTTTCGGAGCCATCAGTACGGAGGACGATAGCTCACGCCGGCTCCCGAAAGGAAGCCGGAGTTTAGATCCGGTGGCGCGCCCGAATCGGGATCGGCCCGTAGGGCCTGCATCCGTTCGAGCGCATCGAAGTGCTGGTTGATGGACCGGGTCATTTTCCCGAGTCCGTAGCCTTCCGATCCGGCTTGTGGGCGGATGCCGTTGAGCATCAGCGTGTAGCGATGGGACGGTGATGCCGGCATCGCCTCTTTTTTCAGGCCGTTTTCGACCTGTGAGCCGAACCAGCCGCGTGACTTGTTGCGGTTCACGGGCTTGCCGGCTCTGTACGGGTAGCTCTGCTTCCCGGATTTTTTGCTCATTTCGTCACCTCAATTTGAGCGGTGCGCGGGGCTGTCGCGGAATGATGGGATAGGTCTTCACCTTATCCCAACGCTCCTCTACGCCCTGCCAGTAACCGGGCAGTGTGTCCTGAAAGAACCGATAGAAGTGTTCATTCGTGGACCCCGGCGTGTTGGGGAACGGGTTCGTTCCCGTGAGGTGATCAGTCACCTCTTGCATGATCGTCTTCGGCGGCCGGGTGTTTTTCTCGAACACCTGTTCGACCTCCGGCCAGAAGACGCCCCGTTTGGCCCACCACCAGAGATCTTGCTCTGCTTCGGATGGGACCTCGGGGTTAGGCTGGAGAAACTCCTCGCCCTCGGGCGAGATCGTCACCAGCCAGTTGGGGATTGGAGCCCCGGCCGGGCTGGTCGGAGATCCTCCCGTGCCGCCCGGAGTGCCGACGCCGGGATTAGTCCCCGGCTGCCACTGCGGCCTTTGCGAGAGACCGCCACCGGACGGGCCGGTGGTCGGGGCTCGCAGCCGCTGCGTTTGGGCCTCGATCATCTTGTTTTCGAGGCCGGCGCGGTATTGTGCCGCGTCCCAACGCTGCTGGTTGTCCATTCCCTGAGCGAATGATCCAACGGCGTTGGAGATCCGGTCCAAGGTCGAAGGGCTCGACATGGCCGGCATAGTTGTTGTCGTGAAGCCGGCGGCACCTCCGTTGCGGAGAGCCGTAAGCGGGTTAAACCCCGCTTTTTGCGCGGCTTTCACCATTGCCTTGTAGTCGACGCTTTGCGTCTGGACTTGTTCCTCTTCGTCGTCTCCGCCGAAGAGCCCGCCGATTGCCGAAGCGGCACCGGCAATTGCGCCCCATGGTATAGCCATCCTAAACCTCCGTTTTGTTGATGGTCTGTTGAGTTTGTGGCAGCTGGTGGTTTTCACCCCCAACGCTGCAATTCTGTACGCACTGCGGATTGTGAGAGCAAGTCCACAGCATGAGCGGAAGCGCCGTAAGACGTACAGGTTTTAGAAGATTTGAGAACGGCCTGAAGAAGGCCGTTCTCAAATGCATTTTTGGCCCACCCAATTTCGTCCACTTCGTTCCCGAAATCCTCCCCTGTACGGTTCGGGCTAAAGCCCTCAGCCTGTCGGCAACTAGAGAGCCTGTGCCCGGTCGGCTCGCGGCCCGCTCAGCCTGAAGAGGCTGATCGACCACGAGACGCCCTAAGAGGGCAAAGTCTCGAAGAAAGGAAGAGAAGGGGCTCCGGCCCGAAGAGGGCCTTGGATTCCGGTCGGCGGAGTCCGACCTCCATAGAAGTAGCCGACTAGTCGTCGGCTGCATTTCGCCGTCCCGGCTATATTTTAAGGGGCCAAGAGCGAAGGAAGGAAGAGGGATTCGTTTCATCTCATCGTTTCCTATCGCACCATGGGATAAAGCGCTTGTTCAGTTGGGATGGGCGTCCTGTGCCCGGATTTAATCGCGGGCGGTTGTCGTTGGGGCGTGCTTTGCAGGTTCCGGGCGCACCTTTTTGGGGGTGATCATCCTTTCGGAGAGCCAAGGACCGCGCACTTTTGCGACGTGAGACGCCGTGATCCTCAGCGGCTTTTGTTCTAGACGGCGTGATCCGCCGTTGATCCCGGCCCTCGGTAACTCGGCCGAGATTGTATGTCGGGCGGGGCCCGATTGGATTTGTCATGGCCAAAATGGCCATGGTGTCGCGAAGCATAGAAGCTTCACGGTTATGCCCTGTTCTGGCACTGGCAGAGACAGTCAGGGAACGATTAGTCCTGCTGCTCTGCTGTCGTGTTCGAGACGAGCTCGAACGCCTCCGATTTTTCCGTGCCATCTCCATTCTCCAGTTTCGCCCGACTGCGACCACCAGAGGCGGCCGGTCGTCGGGCATTCCACGTAATAGCAATGATGTGGGTCCGACCAGCGGATGCTAGCGATACCGCGAAGATCCGGGGGAAGGTCGGTGGTGGTGGGGGTCCGCATATGGTCGTGCGGCTTACGCGCAAGCCCAATAAGGGGAGCGCCTTTGTCCACCTTCGCCAACTGCTCAAAGAGCCAGTCGGACTTTGGGTAAGGCCGCCCCCGTCGTTGCTCGTCCCATAGACGAACGAACTCTTTTGCGAACTTTGGGGCGACATCCTTGTGCATCCGGTATTGCCACGGGTTCCCCGTCTTATCAAGCAATCGGTCCTCTGCAAAGGAGTATCTGCCATCGCGGGGCGCGATGCCGGCATCTACGTGGAGCTGCGCCCACTGTCGGACCATGAATTCATGGCCGATGCCGTTCGACGAGGAGAACCAAGTCTCCGTCGAGCTCTCATCCGTCAGGTACTTGGTGATGTACCTGAATTCTCGGCCGCCAACGGCGACCTTCGGATGAATGTATCCGTGGAGCCACTCCGTTTGGACCGGCTCCCCGGCCGGCCCTTTGCCCGGAGGCCAAAGGAACCGGTCGGATTTAATTCGCCAAGGCTCGGAAATCCAGTAGAGGGCAACGTGCCAATGGGCACGGCCCTTGCGGGTGCCGTGTTCCCCGGCCACCACGTAGCGGAAGTCGTTGGACTTCCGCATTCGCTTTACCCAGCCGGTAAAGTCCGGCGGGAAAAGCTGTTTCGCACGGTCCTCTGTGACCGTGCCGTACGGGTCGTTGCCGTCCCCGTACGTAAGCGTGAACATGTCGACACGCTGGCAGAACCGGGCCTCAGCCCGCATCTGGCCAGTCCAGTTGTCCTGTCGCATGGTCACGCAGGTTTCGCATTTACGACACCGTCGCGGTTCTCCGTCGACCTTCGGCGGCCTCAAACACGGTCCCCGATGGGGCCGTTCGCGGGGAATCCCCTTCATTTCGTCACTCGCCTAAGTCGTTGAAAACGCTCTCGGGTGTCGATGAGCGCATACTAATCAAGATATGTATGCGCCCCGGCCACCTCAGAAGAGGGTGCCCGGGGCTCGGCGGGAAAACATCGTACTGGACGAAGTGTCCAGGACGATTTTCCCCGCCTTTGTCACAGATCCTCAATGACGATCCGTATCCAGTCCGACGGGTCCACCGACCGGACGCGGATCTTAGAGATCTCTGCGACGTTTTGTGCAAGCAGCACGAGGGCCGACTTGGCCTCGTGATGGACGCCCGCCTTAAAGGCGACGCGGTAGCGGAGCGTCGTTTCCCCCTCTCGGGTGTCCTCCGGCTTGATGCGATCGATGGCGATAGGGATACGCCGGCGATCGCACGCCTGCACAAATTGGCGGTGGAACCAGTGCACAGCATCGTTGAGCTCGGGCTCAACTTCGGATTCCGCGTAGGTCCACGCGTCTACCTGCTGTTTCCAGCACGCGAAGTAATCGGGCTTAAGCCCGATTACCGCGAGCGGATCCACCTTTGAGGCCGGCTGAAATTGAGCGCCGGCCTCGTATTCATGCCCCGTCAGCAGGTTCCGCCGGAACGTTACCAGCCGCATCTGCTGTTCCCACAGCGTTTTCTGCGCCGGCGTTCCGGGCGGCCGTGCGTTCCTCAGCTTCATGTCGCGCTCGCTCAGCGAGTGCTGCTCGCGCTTCGGCTTTGCTGATTCGGGCATTCGTATCCATCTCCATCGCTTTCATGCGCCTGTCGACGCTCTGGTTCATTTTCGCCATCATCAGCTCAAGCTGCGGATTGCGGGGAGCGCGCTCGACCACTTTAGTGAAGGTTTCACCGTCGCCGAGCGTGTAGTCACGCCTCGTTGCCTCGGAGCAGACGAACCACGTCTTATCGCCTTTGGCCGTGACTTCGGCGGGGCCTCGGACGCGAAACTCGATGGTTTCGCGCCCCTCGACCTGCCCAAGCAGGTACGAGCCGCCGATTGTATCGACCTCAAGCGTGGCCTTGCCGGCAACGTTGACCTCGATGCGGACCAGACGGTCCTTGTGCTCAGGGAGGACAATGCCCCCCTTCGGCAGTATCGCCCAGTCTTCGATTTTGTTCAGTCGCTTCATGTCTTCGCTCCTCAGAAGCCGGGACGCCAGTAACGCTGATATCTACCGCGCAACTTGTCGTCTTTCAGTTGATGATTCGGATCGATCCGAAACGGTTTGATTGGCCGGCGGGACATAGTCCCGCCGTACCTGTGCGAGAACGGCGTGGTCCACGGTCGACCGTAGCCACGCGTTCGGGGCGTGTTAGCTGCCATGGGTGCGCACCTCATCGGTGCCGGCAGCATTGGTTGCGCTGCCGTCAGGTGCGGCAGCGGTTGCGGCCGCCAAGGTCGTTGCCGACTTGTCGATCCGCTTGGTAGGTGCCTCGTCGGCAACCTTTTCGTAATCGTCCGTGCTCTCGATGAGCGCCGGCCCGAACACGGTATTGCCCTCGATCTGGCAGCCGCCCTGAAGAACGACCTCGACTTGGTCGATATCCTGAAAGACGAACGGCTTTTCGTGCATATTGGTGCACAGGTAGAAGTCCGTCGACAGGGTCGGGTTTTGAGTCTCGACCGACCACAGGCGTTGGCGATCTTCGTCGAAACCAGCGTCGACGGATGGGCGTATAAACTTCCCGCCGATGTTAGGAGCCTTTCGGATCCACTCGTAGTTAAGCGGAGCATACCCGAACACGTCCTTGGGCGTGTCGTGGTCGATGTCCACGTGGTCGTTGGGGACCACGGAAACTTTTTCCGGGTCCAGATGGTCCCGCAAGAACTGCGGGAGGTCGTCAACACCTTGGGCGTTGAAATACGGATCGCGCTGTCTCTCGAACAGCTGTTCCGGGGTGACCTCGGCGATGAACATGATCACGCCGCCCGTGTTTAGGCGTGGCACAGCCACGCGCATGTCGATGAACGTGGCGCCGTTCACGACGGATTCCGTCATGTTGGCATGGTCCGTCGCATAACGCTTGGACATGCCGAAGACGGTTTCTTGCTGACCGATCAGGATCGGCTGTCGCATTTCCTGCTCGGGGATGTGGATGCCATCCATCAGCATGTCGATGATCCAGTCATCGGTGTGACCGTGGTACTGCGTTCGCAGCCGCGCAAAGGCGGCGGTCTTGCGGGCAAGGTCGATGTTCGAAAGCGACATCGAAATGCCGGCTTGCGCGAGCTCTACGTAGATCTCGGGCAGAGCGCCGGCAGTTGCGTCCGCAGCAGCTAGGAGGACTGAATTGTTGTCCTGCCCCTTGTAGGCACCCGCTGCGGAGAGCGTAGTGCCATCCGCTTGGAGTATGTCCTCGGGGCCTGCATTCGTTCCCCCGGCGATCCGGGGTCCGATGCCCATCACGTTGAGCCGGCTGTTATCCGGGTCATAGGCCAGAATTGCCTGTCCGTCGACCAACGCCTGATCGAAGTCAGGGACGATGTGCTTGAAGTTGCTGTGCACCCAGAAGGCGGGTGCCAGCGTCGTGTCTGTCAGATCCCGCGGAGCAATGTCCGGGGACCGGTTGGCGGCACGGAAGTTGAAGATTTGGTTGTACGCCTCGCGGTACGCGGTGTTGATGCTCTCGCCATCGCGAGCGTGCATCCCGAGCGTGTTGTAGATCTCGTGCGTTCCCGCC